ATGAATCCTAGAATCTTTCCTGAGTTCTTCTCTCTGATTGCCAATTGTATATTCTTACCAACTGGTGCTTTATTAATGTGTGAACTGGTAATGGCAAGTAATGGCTCCCAAACATCATTTGGTATTTCACATACTTCAATATCCATATCTTTTGGGTGCATTGAGAAATCGGAAAACAAATCATCTTCAATTGGAAATAAAGAAGATGGCATATCAGCCACATTCTTTAGTTTCTCATCACGCATGTATTCTTCGGTACTTCCAATGTTACTAAAGTAATCATGGAAGGCCTTTGCACAATACAAACCATTTTCTCTGGAGATTATCATACTTTAAATCCACTAAATGATTTCTTTTGTTTTTCTTCTCTTGTGCCAAATGTGTTCAAAGGTTTATCGTGGCCAGCATCAGCAATACCCATCTGTGCAGCCTGTTCAACATCATATAGTTTCATTTTGGCTCTATCGACACCAAGAGTAAATCGTTTGTGAAATGTTGGATCATTATATCGATTCTTTAATTGTTTGACCATAATTTGACCGAGTTCTTCTAGTTCTTCGGAAGAAATCAAAGCAAACATCAAATCGGCGGTGGCGGGAAGTCCGAACGACTCGCTCGTGTCCTCAAGTCCCGGATCACTGGAAGTAAATCCTGAACGGGTAGTTTGTGTAGCAGATACAATAGGAACATTATACTCAACAGCAAGGCCACGTAATTCTTCTGCAATTGCTTTAACGTAGGTGTAGGAATTAATATTCGCACCAGCCTTAATACGAGCACTACAACAAATATTGAGATAGTCAACGAATATAATGTCAGGTACAAAAGACCTCTTGAGATTAAGTTCATTTAATAGTGTCCTAAAATGAATGGTTGATGCTGAAGCGGTTGGATATTCTTTGATAATAAGTTTGCCTGTGGTCTTTTCACGCACACGATTCACCTTCTTATCATACATATCTTTTGGTAGTTCAATCAAATCATCAATAGTAACATTCAATAGATTGGCATCGATTCGTTCTGCAATCTTTTCTTCACTCATTTCCAAAGTGATGTAAAGAACATTTTTGCCTTGAATCATACACGAAGCAGCCACATGACACATAAAAAGAGATTTACCAACACCAGTCCCCGCCAAAGCAATATTAAGTGTTTTAGCTGGTAGACCACCTTTGGTGATTTTGTTGAAGTAATCGAGGTCGAATGGAATTCGTTCCTCTTTTCTATGATAGAATTCATATCGAGCATCTGAGTCCTGTAAGTAATCGTGTCCTACTGAGTTGTCAAAACTTACCGCCAAAGCGTCCGATAATATCTTGGGAATCTGACCTTTGTCGTGAGCTTTATCTTTTCCATCGAGAATTGAAATAGACCCCAATACTGCGTTGTATATGGCTTTCTCTTGGCAGAACTTTTCGGTTTTATCAACAAGCCATTGAACTTCGGTTTCTGCCGATTTATTTTTTTCAATCTCTGCAATATAATCTTCACATCTTTGAACTTCATCAGATGTAAGATTTCTCTTTTCTTTGATGGCAATACTAAGTGCTTCAACCGTTGTTGTAGTATTGTAAGTTTCTGTGAATGATGTAATTTCATTAAATAAAGTTCTTTCTACACTATCACCAAAATACTCTAGCTTTAGAAATGGTAAAACTTTTCGTAAATACTCCTCATTATAAACGAGGTTCTTCAGTATCGCTTGTTCCAGCTTCATCAATTATTTCCTGTTCAATATTACTGCCCATAATTTCCACGAGTAAGTCGCCAATATAATTTTTAAACTTCTCATCTTTTTCCAATTTTTGTGGTTTATCTATTGTAGATTCTAACACATCATAAGCAAAAAGTAAATACACTTGATCATTTTCTTCTTTGAACTTTACCTTACCATATTTAAATACGGTGTCTTTATAGAATCCTTCTAAAAATTTAATGTGCACCGCAGTGCCATCATTTTTTGGATAAATGAAACAATAATCAATACCTTCTGTCATTTTTCTGTTCCATTCATAGTTTCAACCTCATCAAATAAGTTTTCACTACCGCCTTGCATGATTTCACCAGAAGCAATCTGATATTTGTCGGTTACAAACTTTTGAAATTTTTTGCTTTTCAAAATTGGTGTCCAGAAACTGGCTGTGTCGGTTTCTTTGATACGATATTTTTTATCTTCAATAACACCATCATCATCTACTTTTGAGTACCAGCCATTAGAAGGTTTAACAACAAATCCACCATCGAGTGCAATATCAAGTAACCCACTCCAACGGCTAATACCACCATCAAAAGATACAGAAACGGGGATTTTTGATTTTTCTTTGACATATCTGGATTTCTCCACGTTGATTATGAAATTATAACCAACAACTTCTGTGCCTTCTTTTTCTTGTTGACGACCAAGGATAAAGATGTTGTCGGCAGAATAGTAAGAACCTGTGCCACCACCAACAATTGCTTTTGGGAACATACCAATTTCCATATATGTATGATTCACGACAACCATAGGAATGTCCTTCATTGTAAGATGTGGCGTCACCATACGAAATAATGATTTGACTTGTTTTGCACGGGACATATCAGCAACAGATTTGCCTTCAAGTGCATCATCAACTTCTTTCTTGGATGCCAAGTTACCAATCGAATCAATGATAATAATTAACTTATCATCACGTTCAAGACTGGTTAATTGTTGCATGACATCGAACTTTAATTGTTCAATATCAGTAAGAGGTGTATGTAGAACTCTGTCGGTATCAATACCAAAGCTGTCAAAATAAGACTGAGGAGTGCCAAACTCAGAATCATAAAATAATAACGCCGCATCATCGTATTTCTCCAAATAACTTTTTGCCATTAATAAACTAAAGGCAGTTTTAAAATGTTTTGATGGACCGGCCCACATAGTTAAACCTGGTGTTAAACCGCCATCTAAACGACCACTTAGTGCCACATTAATAATAGGCACCGATGTGGGTATCATATCTTTGTCAGTAAAGAACTTTGATTTGGAAAGAATTGCTGATTCTTTAATACTACTGTTCTTTTTAATCTTGTCAAGTATACTCATAATTTTCCTTTTTAAAAGTCACCACCATCTAATTTCGTTGTCGTGTTTGCTTTTTCTTTGAAAGCAAACTCTGCTTCATAATCATACTTAGGTTCTAATTTTTTTGATTGCTCTGGTGTTTGTTCAACATTGTGATGTTCTTCATAAACTCCAGGAACAATATGTACTGTCAATGGAGGAATAGTTTCACCCGTCATTTGATCTATTACAATGGGCTGTTCATCCATTTTAATAATATTTTCTTTTGGTATTTCTATACTATCATTAGCAACTTCAGTATTTTGTATTGGTACATCCGGTATTATTTTAATTATTTCATTTTCTTTATTAATTACCACTCCACTTCTTTGTTGCAATGACATATTTGCTGCTATTAATAATAACACAGCTAAGGGGTCAAACACAACCATTATCAGCAATATTACCAAACGAACTGCCTTATCGATACCATTAGCATCTTCAGTACCATATACCATGTCGCCAATATACTTAATAGGACCAACTTCGGCAATTAATTTATTTTCTTCTTTAAGAAGTGGTAATTTTCTTTTGTTGATATCCGTCAGTTCTTTTTGTGTTTGTTGGATTTGCCTATCAACATTGGCTGAAGCTGTTTCTGGATTACCAGCACGTTTAAGTAAATAATCTAAACGCTCTTTAGCGATCTTCTCTTGTTGATTGAGTGTTCGTATTTCAACAGAGTTTGCACCAGCATCCATTGTGGAATCTATATGTGCTTTAGATAAAAAACCAAAAATGCCCATGCTAGTAATTATCATTAATACAACAACAGCAAATGTCAAATAAGATTTTAATAAAAGTGGGCAGGTTTTCCAATTACGATATAACCACGATGCAGTAACCAATTTACTCATCTCAAGAACCGAACCCATAAAAACGATTGGCCAAAATGCGCCGGTGAAGATTGCAGCCAATCCAATAATGGAATAATAAGCAGCAATACCAGATAAAAATAATGCAGATAGAAATGTTAATATGATTAATGTCATGAGAAGAAATCCTCTATCGAACTTGTTTTTTCTGTTTTCCAACCCATGCAATCTAAAATCACTCTAATTGGTTCTAGAAATGCCTTGTCAAATTGCATATCATAATCAATGTATTCTTGCAGTTCAAACTCTTTTGGTAAACGAGATGGATACGAAACAACTGTGTCTTTAAATGGATTTGGCATTTTTAGATAAGTGAATTTAACTTTTTCACCTTCTTGAATGAGTGGATATTTTTTGGTGAGATTTTTTTGTTTTAAATTGTGATTATAAAGAATGGCACCTTTAACATGAATTGGCGTTCCTTTTTTATACAATGATAAACTATCCGAATATGTATTTAGACCGTTAAGTCCACGGGGAAAAGATATTTCTTCTACAGGTAATGTTTTGAATTCTTCTCTAAAATCTTCAATAAATTTATAAACATCTTCTTGTGTGCCGTTGACCATCAATTGAATGGCTTCTTTCATTCTCTCACGAATGGCAGATGGCGTGGATGACTTGATCATTTCAAGACCCATGACTTTCATCTGTGGTTCTTTATATTGAACGCCTTCATTATTATACACATTCAGAATGTATCGTTTCTTGGCAGTCCAGATGCCTTTGTTGGATAGGCCTTCTCGTTTCATTTCCATCTTTTGTTGATAAGCATGAACATAATTTCCAAGTTCACCATAACACTTATCAATATATGGTTGAAGTTTATCTTCACAGATTTTATCCATAACAGAAATTACTTTTTGTTTGTCCGATGTATCTTTGATAAATTTGTTAACTAATTCACCCATGCGTAGATAGATTGAATCTGTATCGGAAGCGATTACATAATCTTTACTATCTGTTTCCAGTAGTTTGTTCATGTAATCATTAATTTTATTTTCAATCCAACGAATACTCAACTGGCCAGCAGTAGTAACGCCAAGGGCCATACGTAAATCATAAAAACGAAAATATTGGCTACCGAGAGCACCATAAGCAGAATTAAGGGAAACTTTCTTCGCCAATTGAATGTTGTTGTATTTGGCAATTCGTTTTTCGATTTCATAAAGTTTGTTTGGGTCTTTTTCATTTTCATATTCTTGTTTTGCTTGTAACATTAACTTTTTAAATTTACTTCTATCTGTATACATTTCTTCCATCATCTTAGGCAGAAAGCCTTGAAAGTCGGTACGAAAAAATTGTCCGTTAGGTGTGATTGTTGCACCTTCTAAATTTGAAGTATCAATCTTTTGATACAATAACTTCTCAACAGATACACCTTGTGAAAGAACTTCACGCATCGCATCTGTATAATTTTCAGGTTCAATTAAAGTTTCTGGTGAAATGTTATACTGCATCATCAAATGTGGATACAAACTGTTCAAGTCAAATGATGCCACCCAATCATGTAAACCAACTTGTGGATCTTTAACATAAGCACCTTCAAATGCTGAATCTTTTTCTTTGACAATTCGTGGTGGAACAATAATATTTTTATCACGTAGATAAGAATATGTCAGTGCGTCCCACATACGAGTTTGTGCAAACACATCTTCAAAGTTTGATTTGGTATCATAACCTAGAGTTACAGCCAACTCAAGGAGTTTTAGTTTATCTTCTAGTTTAAGAATCAAATCAACGTCTTTAATATTATATTCAATAAACTTTTGATAGTTCAAACGATATAGAGCATGAAGGCTATCATATTCATCATATGCAATCTTGCCTTCGCCAAGTTCAACTTGTGCAATGTTATCCAACCGATATGATTCTTGTGACTTACCGCCAGGAGCATACCATTTATATAGTTCAATATAATCAAGTGAGGAGATGCCCACAAGTGTATAATCAATCAACTGCCGATTATTGACATAAGCATTACGCTCAGTAATAAAATTCCATGGTGATAGTTTTTTGGCTTCATCATCACCAAGAATCTTTCTGAAACGATTAATGAGATATGGTATATCAAAGAACTTTGTATTCCAACCAGTAATGATATCTGGATAATTATCTTTGAAGTGATTTAAAAATGTTTTGCAGAGATTGTATTCATCTTTACAACGAATATAGATTTCTTCACCTTGAACTTGATACTCACCACATCCGTAAACGGTAATACCGCCATTCAGTTGTCGAATTGCAATTGCGGTGATGGGTTCGTTTGCTTGGTATGGATCAGGAAAACCATTCTCAGAACCAACTTCAATATCTATAATGGCGATTGTTATTTTTTCATAATCATAATCAACCATACCTTTGTGTTGGTCGGCAATGAAAGCATATTCAAAACGAGTTTGGCCATAAATCTTAGAGGCACCAGAAACATCATCAAATTGTTTGATGTAATCTCTGGCTGATTTGATTGATGGAAATTTTTTCTCGTCAAGATAATCACCTTCTAAATTTGTAAAGTTGGTGATTTTTTTAGATGGCAAAAACAATGATGGAGTATACTCAACCTTTGTTTTTATTTTTTTACCGTTTTGAATGCCACGATAGAGTATGTTACTGCCGATACTCTGAACATTAGTGTAGAAAGAACTCATTAACCCGTAATTAGTGTTTTGGTTGGAGGAATAACAATTCCAGAACCAAAGATTTGATTGTAATTATTAACAAAATCTTCTGCTGGAACATAGGAGTATACTACACTTTTTTTATTCAAGGCAACCGTAGCTCCAGTTTTTTGTTCGGCATAAACGGGAAAGGGTGCAAAACCAACGCTTGGTTGACCATCTTTACCACGTACAACAGTGATACCAACAGCATTTACCAAAACGAATTCGGTTTCGGATTCCGACTCAATTTCACCCAAAACTTCTTCCCCGGTTACTAATTTTAACGTTAATACTTTCATTTATTGTCTCCAATGACTAAATAACTATGTAGTTGAATTGAAATTATATCTGATTTATCTCTCCGTGTCAACCTGACATTTGGTATTCTTGATTATCTCCATTAACACAACCAAAAGAAATCAAATGTCCGATCCATTTGTTGCCGGCGCTCAAGGTGCCGCTAATACACTCAAAGCTGCTCAAGGTGCAGGCAAACAATTAGGCTCTGTGGTTAGTGACCAACAGGCCGATATGGAAAAAGCTGTTCAACAACAGCATGCCCAAAGAATGAAAGCCAAAGCAGAAAAAGAATACTTAGCCACGATGGCTGAGTTTAAGGCTTACGAAAAATATCAAAAAGAAAAAGCCCACCAAGAAAGAATTAACCAGTTAAAACTAGAAGCCATTAAAAAATATGGCAAAACTGCTTGGGCGGAAATTGAAGCCACAAAAGTAAAAATGCAAAAAGAAAGAGATGAAGAATTAAAATACATGGATAAAGACAGGCAAAAACAGATTCAAGTTTTTTACTGGTGTTTAACGGCAGCTGCTTTAGTAACATATTTTTTTAAACTATATAAATTATAAATGAATATGCAACCAATAGTTTTCATGCTTGTTCTTACAACTTGTCTTTGTTTAATGGTGATTGAATCAGGAGTGTTTAAATAATAAACTGAAATGGAGGTATTATGAATAAATTACCGCAATTAATATTTGCGATTGTTTTGATTGGTAGTTTGACTCTTATGGCTTTAGAAATTATAGTTAAAATGTAATCTAAATAAGTAATGGCAACACTCAAGCATTAAAAGAAGAACCACAACCACAGGTAGATTTGGCGTTTGGATTACGGATCACGAATTGTGAATTAAACTTTTCTTCTTTATAATCCAGTGTTGCACCTTGCAGATATTGAGAAGATATCACGTCAACTACTATTTTAATTCCTTCACTCTCAATCACAAAATCATCTTCTGCAATTTCTTCTTCAAATGTGAATCCATATTGATAGCCTGAACAACCGCCTCCTTGGACAAACATCCTTAAAGATCCATTTGGTAGTTTTTCTTCTACCAGTAAATCACGAACCTTGTTAATTGCACTTGCAGTTATTGTTATCATGTTTTCCTTTGTAATCGTTTATTGCAGCCTTAATAGCGTCTTCCGCAAGGATTGAACAATGAATCTTAACTGGCGGGAGTGAGAGTTCTTCTGCAATTTGAGTGTTCTTAATTGATGCAGCCTCGTCCAATGTTTTACCTTTGACCCATTCCGTGACAAGCGAACTACTTGCAATGGCTGAACCACAGCCGTATGTTTTGAATTTTGCATCTCTAATAATTCCATCTTCTACTCGTATTTGTAGTTTCATAACATCACCACATGCTGGTGCACCAACCATACCGGTACCAACATTAACATCACCTGAATCTAATTTTCCTACATTGCGAGGATTTTCATAGTGGTCTATAACTTTATCTGAATATGCCATTTATTTTTTTTGTTGTTTTTCTATTCGTTTAAATTCTTCATCTTCAGCAATAGCATCATCAATATCTTTTGGTTCGGGTGGCTCAGCACCTGTGCATGAACCACCATTACTGAACCACAACTCCATGGCTCTCTTACGATATTCTTCTAAATCAGAAGTCATCTACCTCTACCCGCCTTGCGCATTACATTCATCTTAGGTGCAAAGTTTGGCTTTGATTGGGGTTTTGTATTTGCAGGTTTGAGATTGCGAACTTTTTTTAATTGTTCTTCACGAAATTTTTTATCATCTGACATATTATCTCCTTATGTTGGTTGCGGGGGAAGGAATCGAACCTACGGCCCCTGGATTATGAGTCCAATGCTCTACCTCTGAGCTACCCCGCTATAATTATATATCTCATTTTAAAACTGGCTGTCTTGGCTGGGCTTGAACCAGCGACTCAATGATTAACAGTCATTTGCTCTACCAACTGAGCTACAAGACAATTTGGTGCCCCAACCATGACTCGAACACGGGACCTACTGATTACAAATCAGTTGCTCTACCAACTGAGCTATTAGGGCAATCATGTTTTAACTAATCGCAGGTAATTGTTGTGTTAACTTTCTTTTAACTAATGCTCTAGAAATTTTAGTTACGTGCTTTTTACGAGCAGATTCTAAAAGTTTTTCTAGTTGAGCAACATTTAACGGACCTAATCTTGGTTTTCCGTTTTTCGTTAACATGGGATTTTTCTTTTTAGATTTCAAAGTTGACATAATATAGTCCTTAGAATTTGGAGCGGTGGTCTAGATTCGCACTAGATGAGTAGATTGGACACCTACTCTGGTTCTATACCCCGACCGCATATGTAATACTATAACATTATATAGGCTGATTGTCAATACTTATTTGTGGCATATTTTTCCACCCTAAAGGTTCCGGATCAATAGGACTGTCCGGGTTTTGAATGCCAAAAAATACTTCCCAAAGTTTTTCTTTAATAGCAAACTTGGTAAATAGACCGGCTTCATATCCGTGAGCTTCTATTTCCCAAGGTTGAACCCAATAATCAACTGTATCAGAATCAACTCTCTGACCTTTCCATCGAGTTAATCTTTCGTTGGTCTCACCATAAACATATTGTTTAATATGAACCATTTCGTGAGCTAATGTTTTCAATATATCATGAGCACCGATACCAGGATGAAGTTCTATTTCAAATTCTCTAGGTTTGCCACTATCATTATAATCTTCTACGGAAGCATATCCGTAAGCATCTAAATCTTTATTGAATTTTACCCTAACGAATATGTTATCCAGCATTTTTTCTGATAACAGTTCTTTAGCGTAAAATTGTGCGGCTCGTTTTACAAACGGGCGGAAACGTTTTTTATCGGGACAACCAACTATACTTAATTGCATCAGGTCTCTCCTTAGTAAATTGACCCAATAATTGACATTAACATTTTATTAACACCTCATCTATTTATGACGAATATTAATTTCACCAGGTGAAATAGATTACTCTACTTTCTCGACCATTATATCACATTTCCTAAGGAAGTCAAGCCCTACAGTATCTCTGTAGGTATTTCGGTAATATACCTTTTTAATGCCAGCGGTATAGATTTGTTTAGCACAATGAATACAAGGTGCATGAGTTAGGAACATCATAGAACCATCTCCACACTCAGGAGACCTAGCCAACTTGGCGATGGCATTAGCCTCAGCATGGATCACTTCATCCTTGGTTTTGGTGATAATGCCGCCATCTTCTAGGTATTCTACCACTTCTTCACATTCATTAGTCCATCCGGCCGGCATACCATTGTATCCAATAGATATAATTCTATCATCTTTGACAATAATAGCTCCAACCTGTAATCGTTTTGCAGATGATAATTTGGCAAATCTTTCTGCCACATCCATATAAGCATCAATAAATTTTTGTTTCATATTTGTTTTTTGGTCCGGCGACCAGGAATCGAACCTGGATTAATAGCTTAGAAGGCTACTGTTCTATCCGTTGAACTATCGCCAGAATTGGTGGGCCTTGTAGGACTTGAACCTACGACCAAAGGATTATGAGTCCTCTGCTCTAACCAACTGAGCTAAAGGCCCCTTTGGTTACCAACTCCCGTCATCAAACCATATTCGTATGGTGATTGGCATCAGTTCAATCATATAGGAAGTTGTTACTTCCCAAGCGTCATTTTCACTACCTCTACTAAAATGTATCCTCCAATGAAATGGATTTAATTTTAGTGTAATGTTACATCCAGAATACTTTAACCAATTCATTTTAAAATTTCCGCCATAGGTTCAGGAATGTTAAATTGACTACGGATGTATTTGTCCTTTAACATATCCGGAATAATTGTATGGGGTTCTTCCAACATAAACGGACATGGTCCTCCCCATTTGTTATTGGTCAAAAATGATTTAAATATTTCTAAATCTTTTTTACTCTTTGGATCAAAGGTTCTTTTTTGATTTTGTACCATCTGGTAGTTTGTAAGAATTGTCATTTTAAATACTCCATACTATCCTTTTTCATATAATGAACCACCTGATTTTTTTTTGAATCAGGTACTTCTCTAACAACAGGAATAAATTTCTCGCCATCGATTTCTTCAAGAGGCCAATGAGAGTAAGTATAGAAGATATCTGTACCATTTCTAGCACGGACTTTTTTGAGTATTGATTGTGATTTCACTTTTTTCATTATAAAAATGTTTCTACTGTATTATTTTCGATTGTGTTTATTTTTGAATTTTCCAATTCAACCATTTGAAATCTTTTTAACTCTAAAATTTGTTCATGTTTTTTTGTAGAAATAAAAACTCTATTAATTTCATTCGAATAAGGCAATAGCATTTTTTTGCCGTATGTTGGATATTCCATAGTTCTAAATGGAACTGTTAGATTTAATGATTTTTCATAACTTCTTTTAATTTGAGCAACGTGATGTTCATAAAAAAAACATCGAGGATGTGTTTTTACATCAAAAAGAATTTCTTCACCAAACAATGTGCTTATAGTTAATGGTTGTCTTTTTTGTTTAGGTTCAAAATTAAAATCATTTTTAAAAAAATCTAAAAATAAATTTTTATCAAATTCAAACCATTCACCAAGCCCACGCAAATGGTCGAATTGTATATGTAAATCATTTTCTAAATTTGAAGCATGATCAACAGAACGACATTTGATGGTGTGTAATATTACCAATGGATTAGGATTTCCAGTTTGTATACCGGAAAATCTTTTTTCCAGATTGGACGCATATCCAATTTTTATTGCATTGGATTTTTCATCCAATATAAAATAAACTTCACATTTTTTATTCATAGTATAATCATAACATAAGAATAGGGGGTCTGTCAAGAGCCCCCTATATTATTACCGAAATTTTGGATAATTCAACTGTTCCCATTCCTCATCGGATACAGGCCACCAGTTAGACATCTTTCTTTTCCTTGATGGCAATTTTCTTAATGGCATCTTGGGTTTGCACAAAATTCTCCAACCAAACACGCAACATACCATTTACCATTTCGGCATCTTTGATTTCAATCTTATCAGCCAGAGTAAATGCACGTGTGAAATTGCGGTTAGCAATACCTTTGAATAAGAAACTTTCTTCTTCTTTGATATCGTTTTCTTGAGCGGAACCTTTGATGACCAATTTATTGCCTTCAAGTGTTACTTCAATATCAGACTTGGCAAAACCAGCAACTGCCATTTCAATGACATACTTGTTTTTGCTTACTTGTTTAATATTGTATGGGGGATATGACGGCACAGCCTTCT